TCACCTTTAAGAACACTTTGTTTTATATTAATGATTTCTTTATCTTTCAAAAGTTCATTAAATTCTTCTTCAAAATCTTCGATAGGATCATCAAAGATATGGTGTTCAAAAATTGCAAGTTGCATTTGATACCCCTTTAGAAAAGATCATCTTCAGAAATATTTTCTGTTTTCTGTGGTTTAGTCGCCTTTGGTTTTTCTTCCTTGGCTTCTTCCTTCTTAGCTGGTGCCGGCTTGCTTGGTGCTTTTGCTGGTTCCAAGGCCCCGCGGATTGTTGACAAGATTTTCAAGATAGCCTTATCATCAACCTGATCCATGTAGTATTTTTTGCGTTTGCGTTCCACTTCCCTGTTATAGTTGTTACCAACTTTTTCGGTGTGAATCATCAAGTCAGAATTACCATTAATTAGGTTTACATACTTATCCTTTAGGCTTGGTTTGTCTTTTGTAGCGTTGCCATTATCATCATATTCAGATACTTGCCGGCTGATATAAATGACGTTCATAGGAAGGGCCTTCAGGTCAATTACCATTTCAGTGATCGCCTGATTGAAGAAATCATACCCTTTCCCGTAAGGAATTTCTGACAAAGATTTCAAGCGGGGCTTCCCGGCTGGTGTCAATTCATCACAAACGGCAATTTTAATCATTTCAATCACATCATCAATAACATCCACTACTACGGTTTGATAAGTGTGTTTTTGAGTTTGTAAGGCCAAAAGAATTTCACCAATTTGAGAAATGACGCTTTTAGTAATTCGCCCTTGTTCATCCTTTTCATTCACTAGCTGAATACTTGGTACGGTGTTAGCTTCAGCATTGCCATCTGTATTTAGGACGATAGGCGCCGGGAACTCGTTAGCTAGGTAGCTTTTCCCCGACATAGTTTCACCATAAAGAAAGAAGTTCCGGGGCGTATCCTTTGATATCTGTGGTTTATTTTCTGGTAGTTTAAAGGCCATTTTATTCACCGTCCCCGAAAAGTTATTTACCTAAAAGTGCTTTTAAAAAGTTATCAAAATCTTTTTTTTCGTCTTTTTCAATTTCGCGAACTTCATCACCGTTAGGATAAGTGAGTTCATAAGTTGCATTGACTTCAATAATTTCAGCACCAAAGGCTTTAGCAAGATTTTTCATTTCTTTCTTTTGTTGCTCATAGCCTTCCTCGCTCAAAGTCAAGGCGCCTTGAATTTCATTTGTATAATCATTTTCAAAGGCTAGTCGTCCGCGATCTTTGTATTTTTCCAAAAACTCGCCTACTTCTTTATTACGAAATACATAATATTTAGCTGTTACTTTAGTCATTGTTTTGTTCCTCTTTTTCTTTCTTTTCGTCTTTTGTTGCGCGTTCCCCTAAAAGGAAACCTACCATAAAAATCAGTGTACTGAATACGATTGTTTCAATATTCATCTGTTATCCTTCCTTAAAATAAAACTCTATCACGTTCACATCATGCTGTTGCCTGCTTCCCGTGATCCGCCAAAGTAATTGCCTATAATCGTCATATTCCCCGGATTCTTCACTTACCGGATCTAAAACCACAATAGTTTTATACTTGTGTTGTAAGCCGTCCACTCCGACGCCTAGGACTTGGCTAGTAGCAACTACTACCTTTCTATCTAGTCCTTCCTGTCGGTCCCCGGTCCATATTCCTATTTTCGGGTGTCGTTCATGGATCACATTTACAATCTGTTTGGACTTGCTGACTATAAGCATATCTTCAGGGGTTCGTTTTATCAAACCGTCAAGCGTGGTCAGTAACGGGGTATCTTGGTTTGTTGGTTTCAACTTTGGAAAGTCAACTTCTACCCCGGTTTGTTGTAAGTAGCGTTCAAAGGTAGCCCGGCCAAAGGATTGTTTTGCTATGGCGGTCTTTCCGTTAACCGTTACTAGATTCAACTTTCTGAACTTCTTCAAAAGTTCCGGATTTCCGACTTTTAAGGTGTTCTTATAGAAGCGGATCTTGTAGCCGTTGTTTTCCGTTGCTTGCTCAATCTTTTCGATTTCTTCCCAGCGGAAGAAATTAGGGAGATTATTAACATAGCTTTCATAGTTTTTAAAATCTTTCCATTTTTCTTTTGAATAAGAAAATGGATCATAAACCATTTCACCATGCCTTTTCTGCCAATCAAATTTATTATTTGGATCAGCGCGCCCAAAAATTGTTTTTTCAAGCGGGTAGAAATTCAGACCCTTCTTTCTGATTGGGGTAGCGGATAGCCCTATAGTGTATTTACGCTTTATCTTGCGATATAAGCCCCTTAATTTGTCACTGCTCATATTCTGCCATTCGTCTATTATTAAGACGTCACAAGCGATTTTAAGGCCCTTTTTAACCCTATTCTGTAAAGTTCTATCCGTGATAATTTCAAAATCGCAATTATCCGAATAGTTGAACTTTTGAACCGTGTCTTTCCAGCCTTCAAGAATGGATAAGCGGTTATTTAAGATTAAGACTTTCTTAGCTTTCTTGTGCTTGCAGATTTCAAGGGCGCAAATTGTTTTGCCACGGCCCCCAAGGGCTTCTAAAAAGATACCGTTTGTTAGTCTATCGCTACGCTTGACGGCTTCTTCTTGCCATTTTTTAAGCTGTATCGCTATTTTCTATCACCGCCTTTCCAATATCTGAAACAACTTCTTCAATGTCATTTCTTACGGCCCAAAATAAGCCCAGCCGGACCGACGCCCTCACGTCTTGGTGATGGCTTTTGTCAAATTTCCACAAATTAAGGGCCTTTAGAAGTTCATTTGGTATATCTGATTGATACCCGGCGTTTCTTTGTAGAATTGCTTCCGGAAAAAATAACTGAAAGTAAGCGATAGTTTCTAAAACTGAATTATCTTTTGATAAGTCATTGTCACGCGCTTCATATTTTTCAATTATCACTACGTCCGGGGCTAGTTCATAACCTATTTCATCAAACCATTGCTTAATAGCTGGTAAACCTTTTGGGACGATCCAATGATCAATCAAACGGGCGTTATTTAGGTAAACAATCCCTGAAGTGCTATCTTCAGCCTTGTTTGATGATGGATCAATACTTAAAATTTTCATTTACTTGATCCGTAAGCTACGGTTTTCTTGAAGCGTAGCGCCCTTTACTTTCTTGCCTTCGCTCAAAACTTCATAAAGTGCCTTTTTATTTGGGCTTTCAGTTACCTTTTTCACCCAATATTTTTTAGGTAGGCTTGCTTCATCCACGATTACGCTTTCTTTTGAGTTTTGGACTGATAAAGTGAACAGCTTACCTTTGATCTTGGTTTTCCCTGTCACTTCCATAGCGCCCTGAAGGTTACGTTTCAACCAATCAATTTTCTTTGTGTTGGTATCGCGTTTCTTTTTAAGGCGTTCTTCTTCAGCCTTGTAAGCTGTATTTTCTGCTTCTAGGTTCCGGATCACCATAGCGTAATTTTCCGCCTTGGCTTCTATTTCTTCATCCAGCCCCAGCGCTTCGATAGTGTCCAGCTTGGTTTCTTCATCAATATCCATATTATAGATATCTAGGTACTGCCCTACTAATTCATAAAGCATAGTTAAAACCTCACATTTCTTTCTTTACTTTCTTTATATTGATAGTTACTAATCATTAATTTATATTTCAAAATTAATTCTTTTTGGCTTCTTATAAGGACGTCTTGTTTATTTTTGATCCTTGTAAGCTTTCTTTCTCTTTCAAGCGTTACCCGTAGAAGGTCACCTTGTTCAAGTATTCGGCTGTCTTGGATCTCAATAATTTTTTCAAGTTTCTTGATCTTCCTAGCTTTTCTAAATAGCATTGTCTAGGCTCCAATCATTATCAGAAATAGACTGTTTTCTTAAAATCGCCATTTGGTTATTGTATTCTTCAATAACTTTCCGATCATGTTCAGCTATTTCTTGATCCCAAAACGCTTGTAATTCTGCAATCTTTTGGGCTTTCTTTTCGCGTTTCTTTGCTATTCTGTGATCAATCACGGAAGCAAGGAAACCGGCGCTGAAAAATAATGTCCCGGCCATTACTGTTCCTAAAAGTTGGCTTGTTTGGCTTGGCTCTAACATTGTTCAATCTCCTTTAATTGTTCAAAAATTTCGTATACGTCCTTTAAGTCGTACATATTATCCCGGCCCTGCTTTCTGAATTTCAGGCCTTTCCGTCTTAAATATTTAATATAGCTGTGGTCAAATCCAAACTTTTTACATAAAGTTTTTTGGTTAATTGGTAGCTGTTCAGCTTCCATTTCTTTTCTAACTTCTTCTTTTGCGAATTGAAGAAGCTCTTTAATGGCCATTTTTGCTATTTCATCATTTAACAAAGGCGGTAAACTTATATTTTCCATTTCCACCCCCTCAACTATGCGGGCAAGCTAGTTTGTGTTATAATGTAGGTAGTTAAAATTTTCTGAAGCGCTCAATTCTTTGGGTGCTTCTTTTTTTTATTAGTCAATGTTGTAATCAGCAATGACTTGCAGAATAAATTTGTTCGCTTTTGGCCCACGGGTTGAACCGTTTAGAATGTTAGTTACTTCTTGACGGTCCCGGCCGTACACTGAAGCCAAATCGCTTTTTTTAATGTTGTTCTTTTCCAAGAAAGCAACTACTTTTTTTCGTCCTACGTCAATATCCGGCATTTATGTTTCCTCCTTTTGTGTTTTTTTTGTAAACGGAAAGCAACTAAAAAATTAAATATATTTAAAATTATTGTTGACATTTTTAAACAGATAATTTAAAATGTAGACATAAGAAAACACTAGCAAATTTAATAGAACCGGTTCGCCAAAACTTGATTTTATCATTT